TGCTTGTGACCTACAGGCACGACGAAGGCAATCCGTACAACGTGCGATCGTGATTATTTTTAACATTAAGAGGCAGCAGATTGATCGACTTAAAAAAGCGATTGAAGGAATACAGACAAACTTAGACAAAGAGCTTGCGGTTGTAATAAACAAAACAGCAAAGGCAACTCTTGGTCAGATTGCAAAAGATATTGGAACAGAATTAAACACGACACAAAAGGCGATCAAATACGGCGGCAAGGCGTTGCAGGTGCTTGGAAAAGCGACAGTTACAAATCCCGGCGTAATTGTTCGAGTGACTAGAACGGGCCGAATGAGCCTTCGGCATTTTAAGCCAAAGCAAAACGAGCTTGGCGTTAAATACAAAATAAGCAAAACAAAAGGCAACGCATTTATAAGATCTGCATTCATGGGCCCGATACCTGGACTGCTTAACGCACAGTGGAAAGGCAATGTGTTTAAGAGAAAAGGCGAGCCAAGAAAAATGAAAAAAGGCAGATACGCTGGAAAGATTCGAGAACCAATTACAAAGTTAAACGCCGCATCGCCCTGGGGTGTTTACGTTGCCAAGAACTTCCAGCCTGAACAAGTGCGACGAATTAACGAGCGACTAGAGAAGGAAATGGAAGAACGAATCCGGTTTCGGGTTGCAACAGCCTTTAACAAAGCCAAGCCAAGAGGAATTTAATCAATGTCGCTACTCAGACGCCGCACAGTATTCGCCGCCAAGGCCGAAGCAACCATAGGGACTGCCGAAACGTTGACCGCAAGCGAAGGCGTTTTCAACGTTTACGATTTGCTGATTCAGCCCAACATTTCGATGACGCAACGAGAGGGCCAGGGGGCTTTTAACTACTTGGCAGCAATCGCAGCGGGTCGCCAAGGCACGGCCACGTTTTCGACTGACATCTACTGGGGCGGCGAAGGCGGCTCGCTTCCGCCGTGGGCTACGGTGCTCCTCCCGGCTTGCGGTTGGGTCAATGCGTCAGGCACGTTTAAGCCGAAGACTGCAAAGCCAGGAACCACTAGCAGCGACCCGCGAACAATCACGATCGGCGGTTTTGTCGATGGCAAGTATCGAAAGCTATCGGGTTGCATGGGTACGTTTTCGATCGATTTGCCGACAGGCGACCTCGGGCGGATTAACTGGACATTCAGCGGCAAATGGGAAGCGGAGACGGATTCGGCGATCATCGCACCGACCTATCCGACCGACTTGCCTAGTCGATGCGCTGGCGACACGTTCCAGTTCAACAACGCGAACATCTGTGTCGCGTCGGCAACAATTGACGCCGGCAATACTGTTGTTATGCGAGAATGCACAACGCACGTCAGCGGCTACGCTTCGGCGATTGTTACGAACCGCCAGCCAGTTATCACGGCAGACCCCGAGGCCGTTTTGGTGGCGTCGCTCGACCGGTATTTAGCACTAACGGCATCGACCGAATACGAGTTAGAATACAAGCTGCCGACTGCCGGATCGGGAACGATTGTTTTTTTGGCACCGAAAGCGCAGATCCAGACGGCCGCTCAAGGTAATCGAAACGACATTGTGACCGACGATATTACTTGGCAGTGCAATAAAAACGGAACCACAAACGATGAGGAATTGGCGATTCAATTCGTCGATGCAACGCCATAATGCCAAAAAGTTTGGATCGTGACGACAGGATCGTCTTTGTACTCAATAGCGACGCCGGCAAGCCGCGAGACATTCAGCCGCGGTTGATCGGCAGCGTGCTAACGCTTGGTAAGCAAAAGCAACTTTCCAAGGCGTTGTCGTCAACGAAGACAGAAGACGCAGAGGGCAAGCTCAATGCGGCGATCGATGCCGTAATGGTTTGCCTAAGCGGATGGGAAAACTTCGGTCGTGAGTTTAGTCGCGAAGCACTCGAAGACATCCTGACAATTAACGAAATTAACGAGATTATCGACGCGATCGTCACGACGTTCACGGCAAGCGGTGACGAGCTAAAAAAATCCGCATCGCCGCCTACGTCCGCTGCGGCGAGCTTTGCAAATCATGTCGCGGGCGATGCAATGAGCTTTTCGACGAACAGCAGAGAATCGAAATTGAGTGTCCCGCCTGTGTTGGGCATGGTTGTGAATGGTGTCGAGGTGGATACTTTGAACTAAAGGAATGTCCGTCGTCGTTTATTGGTCGTGACATGATCGACCAAATAAACATCGCGGCGGCTTGTGTCGATGGTGTGCTGCCGCAAACCGGCGGATTACTTGATCAGTCGGCGTGGTGGTTTGAGCTTCGACGAATTCTGAACAACGAAGAAAACGCAATTCAGATTGAGCAAGTAGAGCGAGAGCGAAAGCGATATGCCAGACGTTGAGTTCGCAATTGGCGGTAAAAACGAAACGGCGAAGGCGATCAACTCGACAGTCGCTGGATTGTCGCGTCTTGAAATGTCTTTTGGTTCAATCATAAAAACCGCTGCCGGTTTTACGCTTGTATCGGGAACAATCAATACAGCACTTCGCGGCATTGAAAGGCTAGGCAGTTTAATTTCCGCGGGCGTGTCTGATTACGATAAGGCTACGGAGGCTAATCGAGCACTTCGTCAGGCAATGGAGCTTAACGGCGGAGCGACCGACGAAGCTGTTCAAAAAAACATTGAACTTGCCGATTCGCTTGAGCGTCGAACAAACATCGAAGCGGAAGCAATCGCCGAGATGATGAAATCGGCGGCGATGCTTGGCGTCGAGAATGAGCAGCTTGACGACGTGGCACAGGCGGCGATTGGGCTATCGGAGGCAATGGGCATCGGGCTTGATGATGCGTTAAAGAAAGCACGACTAGCAACCGAAGGCAATTTTGATTCGTTTAACCGCTTAATTCCGTCGCTTAAAGACATGGCGACGAATGAAGAAAAGCTAGCCGCCGTGATGCAGTTGGCGAATAACGGCATGGCACAAAAAGAGGCGAGGGCCGATAGTGCTGCCGATGCATACCAGCGGATGCAACACAAAGTCGGAACTATGATGGAGGTACTAGGCGAGGCCCTATCGCCATTTAGAAAGCTTGCACTAGACGGAATCGGGTTTGCAGCCGAAAAAATAACCGAGGCAATGCTGCCGGCTCTTGAGTCGATCGGCCCGATGGCTGCTGCTGCTGGTGAATGGTTTGAGTCGCTAAAAACGATTGCTGTTTCGGCAATAAATTTCCAAATCAAATACCTTACGCTTTTAGAAGTAGCTATCGGCAATCTCGGAACCGTTTGGGAGATGGCGGTTGATTCTACGGAATTGCAACTGATCCGACTTGTCGAAGGAACAAAACACGCATTTACCGTCGAGATTCCTGCTTACGCTGCTTGGTTTGCGGACAACTTTACCAACTTAATGTCGGACGCTTTTAACGCTGTTGTGACGATCGCCAGCAACTTAGGCGACAAGATCGGCCGCATCATTATGCGGATTTGGGATTTCGTTTCTAGCGGCATGGCAGGCGGCTTCGATCAACTTGCCTCAGACATCGGGCAAGTAGCGTCAGGCAGTCTGCTGGAGGGATTCACGGCGACCGCCGAAGCGTTGCCAGAGATCGCAGCAAGAGCGATAACCGATCGAGAGCAAGAGCTACAGTCAAGAATCGGGAAACTTGGCACCAACCTTGCCGAAGAGTTCAACACGAAGCTTGCGGGTCGACTGATCGGGCTTGACGAAGCGACTAGCGGGCCAGCCGAACAGATCGCGTTGAAGATGACGGGCCAAGACGGGCCAGCAGCAGGATCGAACGAGCAAGGCAAATCATCAAGCCAACTTGCGGCGGCCAGTGCGTTACAGGCACAGACAGGCCGTTTGTTGACGATGGGGCCAGCAAGCGAAACGAACGAAATACTAAAGCAAATCGCAAGCAATACGCAAGACGCGGCAAATAGTGCGTCCGCTCAAAAGATGGCCGAAGACTCGCGATCAAGAGAAGAGGCAGCAAGCCGAGCACAGATCGCAGCGGCATTAGCAAAGGCACCACAACTAGCGGCACCGATTCAATGAGTGTTGTAGACGCTACCGAAGTTTGGTCGCGACATGGTGCGACAATTACAAGCGAAAAGGCCAGCCCGGCCGATGCGGTAATCGCGATTACTCAAGGCTACTTCGTCGTAATCGATGATGTAACGAATGACGACGCGGAGGTTGTTAGGTCGTCTCCGCTGGTGCCGCAAATCGGCGACTATTACCGCGGCAATCCGAAGTACAGATGCAAGTCGGTTACGCCGCGACGGGTTAGCCCGATCGTGTACATGGTCGACGTCGGCTATGAGGGATTGCCAGATCCGGAGCTATCACGACCGTCGATTTCGTGGAGTCCTGTAGTAAGCAACGAAGCGGTCGATCGCGATTACTACGGCAGGCCGTTAATTAACGCCGTAGGCGAGCCGGTGCAAGGTTTGACGCGGATGATTACGGATCGGCAGTTGACGATCACAAGGCGATACGAAACTTACAACGCCCTGTTTTGGGATTCGTTTGAAAACACAATTAACGAAGACCTGTTCGCAGGCTACCCTGCGGGTCGCGGACTTGTGACTGGCGTAAGTGCTCAAAACCAATTCAGCGGCGGCGAAGCGGACGATCAAGGATATTGGAATATCACGGTTTCGATTTTGTTTCGCAAACCGTTTTTAGTTGATAATCAGTTTTCGTGGTGGCATCGATTTAGGCACGAAGGCACGTTTAAATACATCAGCACGGCCGCGCCAACGCCGGCGCCGGTTGACACCGACGAAGACTTGCCGACGATTACCTACACGCAAATCGTTCCGATTCTTGACGGAACCGGACAACGAAAAACGACTCCGACGCTGTTAAAACTAGACGGCACTGTTGAAGACAATCCGAATAACGCCGTTTGGTTATTGCGTCCGGCTTATGGGCTTTCAACTTACGCAGATATGGGGCTTCTCTAATGGCAAACTCAGTTCGAGTAACAACCCGCGTTGAGTATTTAATTGAATCGGCGGCATCGAATCCCGACGTTAAATCAAAGACCATCGCGACCGAAACGACATCTTCGACTCACGCACAAGTAACGCAACTTGTCGGCACTAGCGAAGAAACGCTATTTGCAGGAGATCAAACAGATGACGTTATGGCGATCGTCGAAAATCGATCCGCATCGGCTACGCTATCAATTGGGCTTGTTGTGTCGGCAACTTATTATCCGTTGATCGAGATTCCCGCCGGGCAGCGAACCGTTATTCCGCGGCTTGATGCTTTGGCATCAACCTACATCAAGGCGACCGCGGCAAGCACGCCGGCACTTGTGACGCTCTATAAGATCGTGGCACCGGCATAATGCAACTACAGGGCATTACGCCAGAACAATGGCGTATCGTTTGGGGCTATGTTCGCGCTCAGTTAATGGGCACTAGCGGCGGCATAGTTCCAAACGTACCAAACTATTTTGACGCGATCCAGTTTCGCAACACGACTGCGGAAGAGGTGCCAGCGTTTGGCGTGATGCGAATTACTGGCGTTGAAATGCGTGACGACATGGCCGTCGTGACGATCGCCAAGCCGAACACGTCGAGCGATCCGGTTTTGGTGAACGGGCCTCAGGCAATACCGGCAGGCGGCTACGGCAGCGGCTACAAGTACGGTATTTTGCAAGTCAAGGCAGAGTCCGGTCTAACGCTTGGGCAATCGTGCCGAGCTAAGAATGCGTCGTGGGAAATCGAAGGCGGTGACGGACCGTTTGTGTTTTTTGGATATGACACGCAACTAAATTGCGGAATTGCGAGGATCGGCGGTGGCGGCGGTGGCGGTGAACACGGAGTCATCATTAAGACACCAGCCGGCGGCATCGCGGCACGATCAGGAACGACCGTATCATCCGC